ATAAACCTCTATTATGCCTGTCGGATCATTCGTAAAGCCAAAGTCAATGCCATAACTAATTAACTCAGCATCTTCAGGTATTGCCTCACATATTGCCCAATTCCTAAAGATAACTCCTTCAATCTTGCCTGTTAAACCTCTAGCATATACATTCCATAACTCCTGATCTAATTCCTTTATAGCTTCTATTCTTTGATGGTCTTCCTCTGATAGGAATGGATTATGCCTATGGTCTGATATAATTAGTTTTGTATCTGGCTGACCAATTAGCTTAGTATGTGCCCAAAACTCGTTAGTAGGATTATAGTCAATGTATATTTTATTCTTTGTTCTTATAGCTAACTGCCAGTAAATTTGATAGCTTATACCATTAGCCTCATTTACAAATAAATAGTCACGCTTACCATTCTTTGCTGACTGCTCATTCTCAAACGAAACAAACTCAATCAAAGAGCCATTCTTAAAATAAATAATTCGCTCAGTCTTATTCCAAAATTTTAGTTGAGATTGTAAGTATTTGTTATCTGCAAAGATATTTTCAGCATCTCTGTATGCACCTTTACGCAAGTTAGGTAATGATTCTCCTGCAACAGTTATAACTGACCTAGCCTCATTAACTGCTTTATAGAAAAGCAGTTGCATAACAGAGTAAGTTTTAGATGATGCCGTACCTCCCTGTAAAATACAAACCTTTTCTTTAGTGTTGTATGCTTCATAGAATACTGGTGAGCAATCAAACATATATCAATCCAGATCTATTACTAACCTTACCATTTATTTGATGTTGCAAACTAGAATAATTTATATTTTTTAGCATAGATGCCTCTCTTAAACTTTTATAATAAATACCTGTATGAATATCTAAAACCATTTTTGGTTTATTTTTTCCAATTGCAGTTTTTCTTAAACCATTTTTAATAGCATGTATTATATTTTCAGATGCAGAACACCATTCTAAGTTTTCAATTCTATTATCTGATTTAATTGCATTTATATGATTAACCTGTGGTAAATTATTTGGATTATATATAAAATATTTAGCAACTAATCTATGAACAGTTTTAGTTATTCTAACATTATCAATGCAAAGCCTAACCCTTTGATATCCTTCTCTTAACTGGCATTTAATTATTTTAGGTTTACGAGTATAAACAGTATTATCGCTTTTCTTAATTACTTTAAATACCGATCTTATTCTTCCTTCATTTGATACTTCATAATTGCCTTGCAATTCTGTTATTGATAGCCATTTTTCCATATTCAAATATAAGAAAAGTTAATCAGTATCAAACATCTATCTCGTTCTCGCTATGTGACAAAGGAGGTGCAGTATTGTAAACATTTGGAGCAGGTACTCTAAAATTAATATCTCCATCTAATGTCAGGCTTTGGGATGCTTTGCCATAGGCACGATCTAGTAATACCTCAGCTGCTCTAACATCTCCTTTTACTGCCTTTGCTCTCAGAGCCATTAAGATAGCCTTTGCTGCTTCTATTCCATCCTTCTCCTCACCTAATACATCAGCTAATAAAACATCTAACTGCGGAATTTTCTTTACTCTTCCATTTGGATTGCCAGATACTCCTTTTTTAAATCTAGTATTTCCACCTCTTTTAAGAGACTCCTCGCTGCTTGTAATCATTATGTACCTCCTTTAAAAACTCTTTGTATTCTTTTTTGTCGCCGTATTTAACATGGCAATCTCGACATACTGCCATTAAATTATTAATATTATCAGGCTCTTTAGTGCCTCCCATTCCTCTGCATTCAATATGATGAATATCTATTGCCTGAGCCTTGCATATCTCGCAGGGTATAAAATCAGACTGATCAAAGCCAAAGTAAGCTAAATATAATTTAGTGTGCTTTTTCAAATGGCTTACCGTTTAATTTAATTTCAATACTTGGATCTAATGCAATCATTCTGTTTACTATTACATCACAGTATTTAGGATCTAATTCCATTCCATAGCATTTACGATTAATTTGATGTGCAGCTACCATTGTAGTTCCGGAACCTAAAAATATATCACAAATTAAATCTTTTTCATTTACTGCTTTAATAATATCAGATATTAAAGTAATAGGTTTTGGGCAACTATGTAATCCTTTTAGATCATTTATTATTTCTGTTACTTGCTCAAAAAAATCAAAATTATATCTATTCTTTGGTTTACCCCATATAAACAATGGCTCTACTTTTCTAAAATGGCTAACACTTCCGCCTGTTCTTTTATTTTTACTTAGCCAATAAAAACAATCTTTTGGATCTTTATTCCACCAAAATTTTTGATATGCCCATCCAGTTGAGATAAATATAAAATCTGATACAATTTGTAGATTATTAAACCATTCATCACAAAATTTTAAATACTCAGCTCCTTTTTTATCTTTATGAGAATTATATTCAAATCCAATACCATAAGGAGGATCAGTAAAAACCATATCAGCCTTTTGATTATTCATTAACTTTGCAACCTGATCTGAATCCGTACTGTCACCGCAAAGCAAACGATGCTCACCTATCTCATATAAATCACCTAAAACAGTTATAGGTATTTCAGGAGGCGTAGTATCAAAGTCATCTTCTTCAGCTTCTAATACTTCTTTATCAAAGTTAGGAACATCTAAGCCCCACTTATCTAATAACTCCACATCCCATTCATTAGCCAACTGATCCCAGTCCCATTCTCCAAAGCCTACGTTATCCTTAATCAGAAACTCATCCCTTTGCTCTTGAGTCCAGTCATCAGCCAAAACAATAGGTATTTCTTTTAAGCCTACCTCCTGAGATGCCTTTAGCCTCATGTTACCACCCAGAACAACATACTTGCCATCAACATCCGTAAAGCATACCAATGGTCGCTTTTCTAACATCTCTGGAAACTCTCTGATTGATTGAACTAGCTTTTTAAACTTATCATCCTTTATTTGCCTAGGATTGTTTTTGTTTGCCTTAATGGCTGAAATCTTTACCTGCATCTTGCCTGTTTTAATTCAAAGGTATTAAATTTCCACTATATCAATATTATATATCGCTTTAAGCAGTTTTTTCTTCAATCTATAGACTGGTAATTTCTTAGTCATTTCGGATTTAACATCTATAACCTCTAAAACCTTGCCATATTTATAGGTGACAAAATCAGCCTTATAAAATCCAATCTTAACTCCATTAACTACCAGATCATACCTGACTTGCATCTCAAAGCGTTCTATTAACCTTGCCTTTTCTTTAAGCCTGAGAATGCCATAATATCCTGCTTCTTTTTTAGAATCAAAGGTAATTCCGTTAATTACTGTTTTGATGTTGTTATATTTATTCATTTTATAATTGAATTTAAAACATCTAGGCAAAGCAATTCTGGTATTTTACTTTTATTATAGCTACCTTTTTTACCTTGAGTTCCAGTCATGCTACCTCTTGGAGCGCTTTCATGATGACAATTTTTATTACCATTATAACATTCTGATTTAGGAATCCATCCATATTCATTAAATATTGATTTTATATTGTTGCTCCAAATATCAGTAGGCTTTGCTCTTGTATCTCCATACCTGCAATACCAAACAGTTACTCTTTGCAATCCTTTCATAAATGGCATTTTGCGCATCATTCCTCTAGGATTTTCAATAAAAAATACCATTTTAGGATTTATAATTAAATATTCATTTATAAGACTTATAAAATGCTTATTTACATCATCGCATTTTTTTGCATAATCTGATTTAGGTACTATTCCATTTCTATGATGCGAAATTGCAGCAACAGAATAAGTTGTACAATCTGGACTTGCCCATATAAAATCTGGAATAAAAGGAATGTCATTTTTATTTAATAATTCAATATCAATTACTAAATTAATTTTTTCGTATTCTGTCCAATCTACGCTAAATACATTCATACCTAATTGCTCAGCTTTATTACCAATTGAACGTGATCCTGCAAATAATTCTAAGACATTATATTTTAATCCCATAGTGTGCCTAATAATTTATCTATTTCACTTTTTAACTCTTCCAACTGCTCTGTATTCTTTTCTAATATCCTGAAGGCATTACGTGACGCTCCTTTTAACTTCATTAGCTTATCGTTTAGTTTGCCAAACTCTGGCTTATTTTTTACCTCTAGGCATACTATCTCTAAATTCTCTATTAATAATTGACTGAGTATGTAACTCATTGCCATACTTTTCTCTGCAAC